ACTGGATTGTTAACTGAAGGAACGCTTTCTTTGTTGACTAGGGCTGAGATTTCTGCAACATTAGCAGCCCTAAGTCTATCTTCATTTCTCATAAAAACCTCATAAAAATTTTATTATTTTTCATTATATCCGAGATTTGCGGTGCTTAAATCGGCAAAATCATATACTATAGTTGCAGTAATTTCAACCATTTCTTCGCTAGCATATGACAATTGTCCAAATTCAACATTTGAGACAAATGCATTGTTTAATCTCCAAGTCTCTATAATATTACCATCGGCATCAATTTGTTTAATCTCTACATTTCCAAGACCTTGAATAACTGCTTTTTCTCTGGAAATTGTTGATAAGCTATTGGGATCTGTTGGATAAGAATAACCAGATTTTAACAAAACGTTAGCGAATGATTTTGCAACGTCAGGTTGTCCCGGATCAGCAAATGTTATTGTAATATCATTCCATTTTACAGTGGTTGGGAATTTGAACTCATGATTTAAATACATATGTCTTGAAACACCAACTGTAAAACTTGGCTTTTTAACTGTTTTAGCAATAAATGGATCAAAACCGTTTACATAGACAACGAATCTATATTGACGTTTTGGATCTAATTTGGGATCTGACCAGAATGAACTTGCCATACTATTATTCTCCTATTAATCTTCGAATGATGCACCAGAGTTGGTAATTACAAAATCAATTGCTATAAATTCTATTGCTCTAGTTGGCTTTAAGAATATCTTAGCATACATTATATTTTGATCTATTAGATCGGGAGTTGTTGTGGTGTTATCCAAAATTACTTTGTAATCATCTAAGCCAAATCTTGTTTTGATGCTTGCCATCAAAGGATTAACTTGACCTAAGAATACATTCCATGTTGCTTGAACATTTGGACTGAATAACAATCTAGCCGCGATCCTAGATACTTCTTTCTTAACATAGATCATCAATCTTCTTACATTAATTCTGTCTAGAGCAGAACGTGTTACTTGTAAGGTCTTTTGACCAAACACGACAATACCTTCTGCTGGGAACTGAGCAATAGGATTAATATTAACTTCGTAAAGCTTATCTCTTTGTTTTGAAGTAAGCTGTTCGCTCACTTGAACAACAGGAATACCAGCAGCACCTTCTGATAAGCCACCTCTTGTAAATCCAGCTGGTGCAAACCAAGGTTCGGCTTTATTATCTGTAGTTGAGAATACGCCCAAAGCTATTACTGATGGTGGAACCCATAAAGTTGAATTGTTGATAGTATCTGTAACTTTTACCCAAGGATAGTAAGTACAAGCATAGCTTGAATTTATATTTCTTTGCTTAAAGGTGGACACTACATTGTCTAAGTTGCTGGAACCATAACCAGTAGTTGCGCCATTTCCTAAACCATAAGTTTTGCTTTCATGACGTGGTGTATAAATTGCAGGCAAATCAATAACAGCTAGAGTATCTGCACGATTTTCAGCAGTTTGAATCATCTGATTAGTTACCGAAGCATTTGTAATGCCGGGTATAGCTAATAAGTTCATTTCAACTCTTTCTGGATCGTTCACAGAATTCAATGCTTTTAGTATTGAATAGTAAGCATAATGAGTGGTAGGAGTGGCGTCTGTTAAACCATTATTTCTAAATGGGTCGCTTTCTCTTACATCTAAGCCATCAAATCCGCCATACATTGGAACATTAAATTTGTCAATACCAGCGTCAAGTGACGAAGTATAAGAGAACTTAGCAGTTAAAGAGCTACCAGCTAAACGACTACCTGAAACATATGTAAATGAATTTGCTGTTAGTGAACTACCAGAAATATCATCTAGTGTAAAGTAGTCAGTTGCCGCAGCGGTACCTCTGCTTGGGTAATAACGTATTAAATCTGTATAACTTTTATCTGCGGAAAGTAAATTGGTTTTCTTATTATAAGTTACACCCCAATATGCATTTGAAGGAGCGCTCAAAGAACCAGTAACTGTATCATTTCTCAAAACAAATTTTGGATATGTCATATTAATTGTTGCAATCCAGCGTGTGGAACCAGAGTTAATTGTAAGACCACCGACAGCCAAATCAGAACCGCCTGCCACAGCATCATCTTTTATTGTAAAACCAGCTGGTCTTGGAGGTAACTGACAACCAAATGGCAAATAAGCTGGATTTATTGAACCGGCATCAACATCTGAGTTCATTACGATTCTAATAAACTTTGATTGATTTGGATAATTGCCAACCAATGTATAGGAGTTAGTAGTATCTGACCAGCTCATAAACTGATCACCGATCTTCTTTGCAACATAATTTTCAGATAATGGATTCAAATTGCAATTTGCAAATGTTTCTACTATTTTTGGATTTGCATCGTTATCGCTTGCTTCTCTTACAACTATAGAAAATGTACCATAGGGAATTGCTACGTTGGAAGAAGGTTTAATATCTTTAATAGATATTTTAAATCTTCTTTGGTTTGATTCACCAGAATATAGATCTTTGATTTGAAATAGTTGTTGGACGCTTGTTACATCAAATGCACTTGAAGTGCCTAAGTCTTGTCCAATTATCCAACCCGTTGTACCAATTTGGCTTGATGCTTGACGATTGGCGTAATTGCCGCCGTTAGCCTTACTTAATAAGAGGGACACACCATAGTTGTTAACAGTACTAATATTTATAATGTTTCTTACGTTTTCTTCGTAAGTTTCACCCAACCAATAATTTAAAGTCGTGGAACTTATTGTAGAATTTACAAGTGTTGGGTTTGTATTAAATACTTTGCGAATATAGTATTCGCTGTTTTCATCAAAACAGAATTTTGCTTTAGCAACAACACCGCTTGAACTAGAAATTTGCCCAACGAAGTATGTTAGACCGCTGTTTGATTCGTTTTTAATTAAAGAAGAAGTAGCGGCTGTTACAGCAGAACCATCTTTAATTGTACCGGATACTTGAAATTGATACCCTGAGTTGCAATAAAATACTGCACCTAATGTACCAGTAGTAGCTGATGAAAGTGCAGAGCCGGAATCAATAACGAAGAAGCCATAAGCATTTCCATCATTTGTTGATGGCGAACCCGCCTTCCAACCTGCTCTTGTGCCAGTTGCAGTATCACTTTCGTCACCTAAAAGTCTAACAATGGTTGCTCTGCTTGAATTTTTTAACCAAGCTTGTGCGGCGTAAGTCGCATACATTGGAGAGGTATAATTGCCTTGTCTCCAAACATCATCGCCAGAACCACCGGGGACGGTATTACCAAATATTTCAACAAAGTCTGAAAAAGAATCAATCTGTACTGGAATCATGCCGGGACCACGTTCGGTTCTACCAATAATCACTGGACCAATTGGGGCGGCTAATTTTGGTAATTGAGAATTATCAATCTCATTTAAGAAGACACCGGGAGATACGAATCTATACTTTTTGTTGATACTTACAGCCATATTTTAAAACTCCTCTAACTCTTTTATAAATAGTGTTACAAAATAGCAAAAGCAACTAAGGTCGATAAAAACCTTCCTTCTTTAAATATTCATTTATTTCCCCAACAACCAACTTCTCTCTTTGTAGTCTAAATTTGGCTGCTGTTTCTCTAATCACAACTTTTGGTTGTGGTTCGTTTTTGTCTTCGCCTAACAAATAGCCTAATACTTTTATTTGAACCTTTGTTGTAAAAATTCTTTCTTCAGTATTTAAACTGGCTGCATTACTCTCTAAATTAAAGTTGGACTGAATAAACGTTTCATATTGATGACCATTTTTTCTTAACATAAATGAGTTTATGCCACCAGTTTTTGCCATAAATGGAACAACCATATCATTCATTTGTTGTAGATATTCACTTCTTAAGGTAATATCATAAGCCATATCAAGATATGTTGGATATGGCGTATAAAGTATTTCATACACAGCCGTATTTGCTCTATCTTGCTTTGGAAAATTAATTCTACCAGTTACTCTTTGAGTATCGTTGTTTACAAATTCTTTTGTTTTTTCGGGCTGAATTTGGCGCGCTATTGCAATAACACCGCCCTTAACGTCTTGTTCTCTAAAAAGATTAACGCCAAGTTGTTTCTTGGCTAGATCTTTTGTCACAGATGTTCTTTCAACTGTTATAATAGGATATACAAGCGTTCCTTCGTCATCTCTTCTATCTTTATAATTTTTTACCATAAATGCTCTTTCGGCATTACCCCAAATAACAGGAACTTTGTTCCAGCCATTGTTTGATGTAGTATGAATATTTAAAGTCTCACTAACCCACTCATACAAAGCGGCATCAATATTCTCTAGTGTTGATGGCAATATATATTTTTCAGTATTATTGGGCATTAAAAAGTCCTTGTCTTGCCTTAATGCATTTTGCTTCTATTTCAAACTTCTGATCAATTTGACCAAATAATTGTTTTGGTTCATTTAATTGAATAATCTCGTAATATTGATCACCGTATAAAACAAAATCTCCTTCTCTTACAAACATATCTTGGTCTGCACTTAATCTTCTTTTATGAAAATGAACTAATATAGTTGATTTTCTATCAACGCCAAGGTTTGTTGTTTGAGTTGTATAACCTTCCCAAACAACTCTTGCATATACTCTTACGGGTGATAAAAATGTCTTTTCGATAGCTTCGCCATATAATGGATGAAAGTTTGTATGCTCTATTGATATTGGATAATAAAGAAGCGTTTGGCCAACAACGCCTTCAATAATCTCATCATTGACTTGTTTAACAAAGTCTCTTTCCTTTTGTCCAGTGAACAAAGGAGGCGGCGGATTTGTTGGTCTTGACCATCTTCCCATTCATTAATTCCTTAACCAACCATGATAGAGGCTGGAACTTGCTTATAAACTTCTACGGCATTTGTAACTTTGTTCTTGTCAGATTCAACTAGTTTCTCATATGTTGTAGCTTCAAGCATTTCTTTAAGTTCAGTTCTTAATTTCTCTATTTCATCTTTAGCTTGACTTAACAATTCATTGGCATTAAGAGATACAGTATCACCCGGAATTGGTATTGTATTATTAAATTTACCACGAACTTGACCTAACATTTCTTTTGTTAAAGCTAATGCAAATCTACGAATCCATTGTTTACCAATACTATTAATATTCTCATATGGAATATTTGAGAATGGCAATGTATTTAAATTATTTACGCCATTTACATTGGTAGCATATTCTTGCCCAGCATCAGATGTTGCGCTTACTGAGTCAATTGAAAATCTAAACCAATATTTAGTTTCATAATTACCAAATTTTTGAGGTGCTGGATAAATGCGGATCTTGTTGTTGAAGATCTCATATGAAAAGTTTGATACTCTTGTTTTTATTGAGTCTTCATACAACATAGATTGTAATTTATTTTGCCAAGATGGAATAACTTCAAATGTTGAAGCGTCAGTATATTGACCATAATTTGATAAATTACCAACAACATTTAAACCGCCATAATAACCAAAGAAGCGCCATATAGCCCTTGGTGAAATATAATATACGCCACGCACTCTAATTCTGTTATTCTTTGCAGAACCTAAAGCGGAAGCATATTCAACAGTTGGATCAGCTTCTACATTGCCAGATAATATTTCTTGTAAATCATAGTCCTGTTGTTGGTCAATGATATTAATTGAAGCTGAATAAATAGTTGTATTGCCACCTATGCCAGCTTCCTCTGACATACCTTGAGCCATTTTCTTGAAGTATTCTAGCTTAAATTTGGGGTATTTTAGAGCAGCATTCTCGCCAGTCAATAGTTCGCCTTTGTTATTAAAGGTGCCTGTAACATTTCCTAAAATATTAGATAATGAACTTTTTGCTTGATATAGATTAATAATGTAACAATATTCCATTGTGGCTTCTTCATAAGCCGCATAAACATTGCCATTTGTTAGCTCAACATCTAATATGTCCCCACCAAGTTTTTTGTAAGTAAATGCAACTTGTTCGGCAGCACCAGATAAAAAGTATGGTGAATAAAGAGGACCACCAGCGCCATAAACATTAAATGGCAAGCTTGGTGTAATAACATCGCCAACAGTTGCTATATTAACGGATGACGATAATACCACATAACTTGTCGTGCTTGATGGTGTTAAGGCTTGAACATTTGACATTTATAAAACCCTCAAGGTAAATAGTTTATAAAAACAGATAAGGCACCAAGGTTTCCCCTGATGCCTTACCTTATTTACTCACTACCGATATTGCTAGCCTAATAGATCGGTTACGATTACTAGACCATACATGTCGGGACGTACCATCTTCTTAGCGTAGCGAGTCATTACGCCCTTACGTGGAGCGAAATCCTCGGTACCGAAGATAGTTGGGGTAACTTGTAGTGGTACGTATGGGGCATAGACATAGCCGCTTTCTAGGAAGCTATTGCCTCTACGACCAACCAAGATTACATTGCGTGGGAAGTAAGGATCTACGTAAACATCCCATTTCTTGGATACGTTACCTACTTTCATTACACCAGCCATACCACCCTTGGTTTCGTCGGCTAGCACGCTAGCCTTGAAGCCAGCAGTGAACTCTAGCAAGTTAGCTACTTCTGGGGAGCAAATTAAGAAATTTGCACCACCACGACGAACCTTGCGGTGAATTTGAGCGGATACGTCATTGATTGTTTCAATGAGTGTCTCATACCACATGGATACGTTACCAGTGAAGCTTGCACCAGACACTTGAGTACCAGTTGTTCTGTTTAGGAACTTACCGGGACGACGTGACCAGTACAATGTTGCAGCGGTTGCGCCCTTGATTAGATCACCTAATACTTCACGATCGATTTCTAGAGCGATTTGCTCAGATAGAATAGAGGTTAGCTCTACTTCTGCATCGAGGTTGTGATAAGCATTGAGGTCTTGACCTAATTCTGGCGACCACTTAGCGCGTAGTTTCTTGGTTACAGCAGTTACGGCTACTGAATCAACACGAATGTCGATTTCAGGAATTGCGCCAGTTGAAGCATCGCCAATATTACCACTTACGGTTGTTACATCGGACTCCAATAACCAATCAGCAGCACCTACTACAGAACCAATTGAAGTACCGCCAGAAGCGACACCGCCATTGGTAAATGTATCAGCAGCAGCATATTGGAAATTCTTAAAGCCGTTTAGAGCACTCTTTAGCTCTGCGCCAGTTTCAGAAGCAGTAGCGGCGAGTACAATTAAGTACTTAGTAGAATCAGTTGGATCTTCTCTAGTCAAACGACGAATTTGACGACCAGCCCATACCGAACCAGTAATGGCTATTGTGATTAGATCAGTTGGGTTTAGTGTGCTTAGAGCAGACTTGGCGATAGTACCAACAGCAACAACAGAGCCAGACAAATCTGGATCATATTGTACTAGGGCGTCACCCAAGTTGGAGTAAGCAGTTGCAGTACCGACAGGACCAGTACCACCAGACCAAGCGCCACCAACAGTACCAGAAGCTACAGTTGTAATCACAGTTGACTTAACAGCCAATGGTGAAGAATAACCTTGATTTAGAGCATAGAAGCTCTTTTCAGCATATTGTGGTTTTGCTGCGGAACCGAGGTTTACACCGCCTGTAATTTGCTTACCGACCACGTTGCCGCCATATAGAGAATCGCCTAGACCATATACGTCAGAGCCATTAACGTCTGAGGGACGCTTGTTACCAAAGGTGAAATCGAGGAAGAAGATTAGACCAGATGGAAGGCTCATGGGTTGTACGGATACAATCTCATTAGCGATCAATTGACCGAATACTCTTCTTACGATTGGGAATGCTACAGCAGCGAAACCTTCTACGTCAGAACCAGCCATTGTGCTGGACTCACGTAGTAGTTCTTTTGCTTGGTTTTCCAATAAGACTGCCATTGAATTTTTTGTGAAATCGTTTTCGATACCTTCCAAAAGACCTGTGCGGCTCCACTTGTTGAGTAGGGCAGCACCTTCTTTTTGTAGGTCACGACTAACAATGCCTTCTGTTAATCTTTCTACAATACCTGACATTTTTATATCCTCCTAGATATAGTTAAATAAATTATATTCCCGCTAGACGCTTCCAACGATCAGAAACAAGGTCTGTTTCTTTTCTTTCTTCTGTTCTACGCGGGCTTACAACTAAAGAGCTATTTCTATTGATTGCCTCACTCAGAGATTTTGGCTTTTGTACGCTACCGTTGGTGCTGCCCACTGAATTTAGAGTTTCATATATTACTTTAGCTTGTTCTAATGACTGTGCATTGTCTAGACTTTCGACAATCTTTTGTTTTTGTCGCTCATTCAACGAGGGGTCTTTTAATACACGGTTCGTATAAAAGAGTTTGCCGTTGGTCACATTTGATTCAACTAGCTTCTCTTTTAGCGATTGTACAACTTTGTTGAGTTTCTTATTATTCTCGGCAAGTTGATTTACTTTTTCTTTGAGATCTTCATTTTCTTTTTGAAGCTTCTCTCTTTCTTTTTTGTTTTCTTGTTCAAGTTTTTTCATTGATTCTTTTGCAATTCTTGAAACTGCATCAAATAATTCGGCTTCTTCTAGATTATGCGAATTTACTCCAAGCCAACCAGTTGGAACAACTTTATGATCAAATTGAATGGCTTCTTCAAGACTATATTCTTCCTCGATGCCTTCTTCCATTTCGTTTTCTTCGTAAGAACCGCCCGCTTGATCTTCTTCGAGTTCTATTTCTTCTTCTAGTTCAATGCTTTCTTCTTGGGCTTCTTCTGACAATAAAGACTTGATTTGTTCTAGATCAATATCAACCTCTTCATTCATTTCTTGTGTTGTCTCTTCTTTACCAGTAATATCTTTTACTGGTATTTTAATTTGAGATTTCTTTTCTTCGCTTTCTAGAAGATCTTCATGAGCAAAGGGAACTGCCTCCATTATTTCTTCAGTACCCTCTAGAAGTTTTTCTACTGCATCTTTTATATCGGATGAGTATTTTTCAATAACAATTTGTTCAGCATTTTTTATAGCTGCTTCACGTAATGTATTAGCGTGTATTACTGCTTCTTCTAAAATTGAACTCATATAGATATTCTCCTACATATACTAACTGTTTATAAATAGTATTGACTTTTGCAAAATTACGTTATTGGTTCTTGAACAACAGAATAACCCAAAGAACTAAGCCAATCATAAAAATTTAATTGCTCTAAATCTGCGACAATAAAATCCACAACATCGGAAGGATTATGTTTTCCAATTTGAACACCGCCATAATAAATCTTTGTTCCTTTTTTTAGCTTTATAGAAGCTTTAGAACAAAATTCATTATATTCATTGTCATTATTTCTTATAAAATAAGTTACTTGCATTATGATACACCATGAGCTTGGTCAAGAAGTTGTTTAACTTGTCTAACTTGATTTGCCGTTAAAATAGCTGGAACAAAAATAACTGAAAATATAGACGCGTCAAGAGAACTTCTAAGAATTTGTATTTTTTGTGCTTTATAGGCATTTCCGGGGAACATGGCGTCCCAATCTGCCGTGCTAAAACTACCACCACCAGCTGAGTTTATAGAAGCTTGAGTAAATGTACCTGAGGTCTTATTAAATGAAGCTAAACCTCCCGCTAATGAAAATGTGTTTGCATTGAATAGATCACCATTTTCATCATATAAAGACATTGAGCCAGTTCTAGCTGTATTTATTGTAGCATCCATAGATCTAAAAAAATTTGATGTTGGATAATGAACTGTGGCTGCTGAACCAGCTGTTGCTATAGCCCGTCTGAAACCTAAGCCAGTTGTTACAGCGTTTACTGTAAGAGAAGTAACAGCGTTACCAGCAGAAGCATTAAAAGTTCCGGCTCTTGGAATACCATAAATTTGAGAGGAGGCACCTACTTGGTTCCAGTTCGGAGCTAAAAAGTCATCTCCTGCTACAGAGTAAGATGTATAAACAGCGTATATCAAAAACGTATGTTCTGTAGTTGTAGATGGTCCATAACTATTTTGTATTAACGTGTCATCAACTACACCACGAACGCCAAACGTATTACCAAGTTTTTTTACAGAATCATACGTTGGCATATTTGACAAAGTTGATTGAGTTAAATGCAAGCTTGAGGATGGTGCGTAAACTGGATCCCATCTGCTTACAAGATCTGTAGAGCCGCTTGTTATAACTGTAATTGTGCTTGGGCTAGCAGTTGTGAAAATTTGAGCATTTATATTGCCGAGTACCGAAAGTATTGCATTGGTCAATGTTGAATAATTGTCAATGAAATTTTTCTTTCCAGTGGATACAGATGATAATTTATTAAAACCACCAAATCCACTTCTCATATTAGCCCACTCCCGATGAACCAGACCAGTTGGTACCAGAGGATGCGCCAAGTGCAGGAATATTACCTCTTGGAATAAGAGTTAAGCCAGCTATAACTGAGGCTGAAGTTTGTGATGTTGAATTAGAAATTAAATAAATATCTTCAACTCTCCATTCGCCTGTGTATGATTCGCCGTTATCTAAAACAAGAAAATTTGTTCCAGAGCCAGAAACACCAAGAACAGAAAAGCCTACTCTCATTTGTACGTTTGTACCAGTATTCTCATTTGATACTGTCACAAATTTAGTGATATATGGGAATTGAATTTTTAATGGAGCAGCAGAATTAATTGGCACAGTTATGCTCGATGAAGCAAATGGCACTGCGGCTACTTGGTATGAAGCAACATCACCAAGTGCTGGTGTTTGCCATTCTAGATTTGAATATACTCCCATTTTTGTTTACCTCTTATTAGTGTTTAAACTTTCTTGCTGCATTCTAAGTTTTTTATAAACGTTCTTTCTACGTTTTCTTTTTCTAGCATTAACAACCGAGGGTTTCTCATAAAAATCATTTTCACGATATTCCTCAATTATTCGTTCGTTCTTAACTTTCTTTAAGAATCTTTTGACGAGTTGTTCTTGAGACTCATTTCTTCTTAAATGAACTTGAACATTTACTGGTGTTCTCTTTGCCATGACTACCTCTTTTTATCTTCTGCCAATGCTTTCCACATTCTCATACCGGGAATTGATGTAATATCAACACCAGCATCAGAGGGATCTCTTCCGCTTAAAGGACTGTGGGATGGTGCAGCAACACCAGCATCCGTCGCAGATAAAGGTTCAACACCTTCAAATATGTTTGCATAGTTGTCAGAACCAAGTGCGGAATATATTTTTCTTTTTGCTTCGTCTATTTTTGCCTTTTTAGCAGCAACATTTTGGTCTTTTTGAACTGTTTCAAATGCTTGTTGTTTTTGTGGTGCTTTATTGTTTGCATTGTTTATTTCAGCAATCATTGTAGATAAAACACCTTGTTCTAGAATGAGTTCTTTAACACATTCTTTAATGATAGGCTTGAATAGAGTTTTTAGTTGATCTTTTTTATCGCTCATGTTAGTCTCTAAATATGTCGTTTAATGCTCTATTAATTCTATCTGCTCTTGTAAATATGTTTGATGTTGGGTTTTTGCCTTCAGCAATCATAAATGCACCTACAGTTGAAGGATCTGATACGAAATCAAAACAAATAAGCTGGAAGTCTTCTTGTACAAGATTTCTTCCGCTGTTTGATTTAACAGAACCTAGCCCTCTTGAAGAAATGCCAAGTTTCACGCCACCACGAATAAGATCTTTCAAGATTCTACCCGCTGGTGTATCCAGTACTTTTACTTTACCTATCACATCTTTACCGCGCATTTCTATCTCGGTAACAATATGTGAAGCATTTTTTAGTTCTACCACTGATGAATCGGGATGATCTAGTTCGCCTAGTGCTCTATTTTCACCAACTATCTTTTTATAGTTTTGGACTTCTCTTCTTAGAATATCTTCTGGATATACACGACCGTTACCATTTTCGGCATCTGCTCTTTGCATAACTCCAGCCATGATAACTTCACCTTCATTAATCCGCTTTTTATCAGCTTCAGTCAACAGTGAGTCATCAGATGACATTTCATAAAATTCTCTTAATAAAACTTTATCGCTCATAGTCAAGAACCCTTACAGCAGTGAGTTGGAGGACGCAGCATCCAGTGTATTGAAGTATATGGATTAAAATTTATTCTATTCATTTTATTCTCAAGCCCTCATCGTCTATTAATTTATCTAAAATATAACTAGTGCCGGAACTTAGACATGCCATAAAAAACATATCTATTATATTAAAATCAAAGATAAATAGTTTGCTAAAACAAGAAAGTAAATATACTAAACCACCAACATGGAAGCCCATACACATTGAACAATGAAATAATAGCCCGATGCCATTATACCATTCTTTAGAAGGTCTTATATCATCAAATATTTTACCATAGCAAAGAATCTGCGTTAGACCATAGCAGATTAAAATAAATTGAAGTAGTTGCATTATATCCTGAATAACAAGCCGAAGGCTTTTTGTTTTGGATCTATTGAGCCTTTTCTTACGCGGTGAGTTGACATAGCGGTTTCATAGTCGGTATAGTCACCTTCTTCCGGCTCAGTTAAGTTATCTTCAAAAGTTTCTTCATACTCTCGTTGTATTCTACTATATTCTTCGTGTTGCTGAAGCAATTTATAAATACCAACCAATATTGCCGACAATGAATCCGCTTTATCGTTTTGAGGATATGTTGCCTCAAGTGAGCCATAAACAGAGCCACCTTGGACAGAGCCGTGTGTTATTAAACCAAAACTTTTTAATAGCTCATATAGTTCTTTTTGGGCGCTATAAGTATCTCTATATTTGTTATCTTTTGCCATTGTAATAATTTTATTGTTTTTTGGATCAATTAATATATCAATTAATGGATGATCTTTTATTAAAATATTACCTTCTAACGTCTTTTTAACATTTACAGGTAAAACAACCTTTGCTGGTTCTGGCTTA